CCCCTTACGGGGGTGGATCTTATCCAGTAGCACTGGATTGGCTTTCGCCAGAAGTGGAAACACATGTTAGCGGATTCTTTCACCGCGGCTGGAGACTATTCTATGGCACGATACCGATTCCCCCCCAGGGCCTATGGCCCGTTTACGGAAGATTCCGTACTTGGGAAGGGTGCAAAGGGACGTCATCGCTATGGAGTAGATGGAGCTGGTGTTCCGTATGACATCACGGATCAACCCACCTGGCGTCAAAGTCAGGTTCGGGTGTACCGCTCCGGCACGAGACGGAGAAAACCGTCTCCTCTGTCACCTTCAGCGTTTAATCTGCTTCGGGAGAACCACGGTTGCGAAGGTTACGTTAAGGCTCAATATCCACCACCATATTCGTACCAGTACGATATGATGGATGGTGCCTTGTGTGACTTATTCGTTGACGCGGTCCCCGATACCTCGGACGCAGGATTACTCGCGCGTACTGAGATAGCAGCGCTCCTCAAGTTGAAGAACCAATCGGTAAATCTCGGCGTTGCTTTTGCCGAGCGGTCTCGTACCGCATCCCTGGTTGGGGATTCAATACTGTCCATCGTTAACGATATCCGAGCTTTCCGTCGCGGTGATCTGCGGCGGGCTCTTCGGAGATTCTCACGAATCGATCGTAACGGCGCGCGCCGGGCGCTGAGAAGTCAGAACTTGACCAATCAGTGGCTGGCCTTGCAGTATGGATGGACACCCTTGTTGTCGGACGTTTATGGCTCGTGCGAGGCTCTTGCCAACCGCGAAATCCAGGACTACGCAGTTAGGGTGGCAGCACGGAAAGGCACCTCCTCTACCGTTTACACGACTAAAGTCGTGGGGTATGATGTGTTTGACGTGTCGGTGAAGACGGATTTGAGCTATCATGTGGCGCTTAACTACACGCCTACTGAAGCCTTGGTCCGCCGGTTTACATCACTAGGTCTTACAAACCCGCTGGAGATCGCGTGGGAACTCGTGCCATTCAGCTTCGTAGCTGACTGGTTCGTGCCCATAGGATCCTGGCTATCGTCGCTGGACGCCGCAAATGGCTGGAATTATGCCAACGGCACTAAAACCAGACGACTGGTTTGTAGGAGGGATGTGCGACATAAAGATTCAGTCGCATACGGTATAAAGCACACGGGTACGTTCACAGGTTATCGTGAGCGGAAGGTTGTAGACCGAGCTTTGTATGCTTCTAGTCCCATACCAGGCCGCCCGGGAATGAAAGACCCGCGTAGTCTGAAACACATGGCGAACGCCATGTCGCTGCTTGTCGGGTTGTTCTCCGGCAGCAAGTCCCTTCGGGGGCTTTCCGCGATGTAGTCCGCTGCCGGCTCACGCTGGCTCCTCAATATCTCTAAGGAGAGCATTATGCCTGCTATGGCATCCTGGAGTCTATCCGACTCCGTACCTGCGGTCCACACCTACAGTGTCGTTACCACCAGCGGAACTTCCGCGAAGTGGGCGAACCGTGCCAGCATCACGCCCTCGGGTTGGGAAACCCTCGAGATCAGCGTTGATGCTCCGGCCGGTGGCCGTTCTGCATACAAAGTGCAGGTAAAGGGTAACAACCCGGTTGAAGCCACGGTTGGCGGTGTCACCACCGTCGTTCGTAACAGCTCCTTCGATATCCGGCTGAACTTTGGGCCGGACTCTACGAGCACCGAACGATTGAATGACCTCGCAAAGCTGGCTGATTTGTTCGCGGAAGCGAACTTCAAGACTGCGGTCCAGAACCTTGAACCGTTCTACTGACTTAGTAATATCGGGTCAGATAGTTAGTCTAATCAGAGGAGCATTACAATGCACCATCCAGCTGCTGGCCGTAATCGGTCTGCTAACGTCGTTATTCCTCCTTTCCTCCTCGCTTTCATTCGAAAGCTCGGTTGGGCTACAGGTCACCAAGACCAAGCCCGTCGAGCCACCGAAGGTGGCAGAATCAAGCCCGGCTCCTATGGAGAAAGGTTTGGTGATTCTACCCGTGAGGTAGGCGTATCGTTGTTGTGGGATAGCCTTCTTTCAAAGTTCGATGACGGTGTGTCATCGGACCAGAAGGAGGCTGCCTGCTGGCAGCGGTTCGACCAGGCGGAAGAGATGTGTCTCGAAACAAACGAACGGTTCCGAAACCTGCTCTCCTGGCCGGATTTAACACATCCGCTGGGGCACGCGTCCGTAATTGCTACGGCGCGTTCGAAAATTGAGTGGCTATTAGGTCCTTATAGTGAGTCAGAGCACGAGGCGAGATGCAGCTTCTCGTCGGGAGCGTCTACAAGACTACCCCGGCGATACGGGCGACCCGCCTTTAAATACTCCGGTGTACCGGAAACGACACTTGATAATGCCAACTTCGGCGCGTCCTGCATAGCGGCTGATTACCGCATAGCAGGGGGAACCTTGCGCAGTCTGTCC